AGTGCGCAGTGCAGAGCGTCAAGGAAGTCCCAGAATTGAACACCACTCTCAACACATGGACGGGATGGACCGATGACGCTACGGTCGTTGGAGATTGCGGTTCACCTCTGTTTGTCCACCAACCAGTCACTGCGATTGTTGGCATTCACGCTTTGGGTAACGTGCATGGTTCGGTGTGGGCGACAGAAATCGACACAGAAATCGTCGAAGTCGCTCTGAAGCATTTTGACATGCCAGTCGTTCAATGCTCCGCGCCTGTCATTGATGCCGATAGCCGACCCAAGATGTTGGTTGACTTGCGTCAGAGGTCTCCTCTCCGTTGGCTAGAGGAGGGATCACTGAACGTCTACGGAAGTTACTCCGCTATTGCAGTGACATCACGATCGAAGGTGCGACCAACTCTTTTGGGACCACACATCCTGGAGGAGCGCAAATGGGAAGTAGATTTCACCGCCCCTCAGCTGCGCGATTATCGTCCCTGGCGGCATGCGCTAGTGGACTCGACCCAGAAGAAGTATGGGTCGTTGAGTGGTTCCACTATGAAGGCTATTGCACAGGCCTACACTGACGACATTCTCGAGGCGCTGCCACAAGATGCACTCGGTGTGCTTGAACCATTGTCAGACAAGGCCACCGTGAACGGCATTCCCGGTGTTCGCTTCATTGATAAGATGAATTTCAAGTCATCGATGGGTGAGCCGTACAACAAGACCAAGAAAGCATACCTCACCGGTACAGAAGGTGAGATGAAGTTCGACGATGAGGTTGTTGCACGCATTGAGCGCATCAAAGCGTCATACGCCAGAGGTCAGCGCGCCTGTCCGGTTTTCAGTGGCAAGTTGAAGGACGAACCCCGAGCGACGAAGAAAGTGGCTGAGGGTAAGGTGCGAGTGTTCACAGCGGCACCAGCCGATTGGAGCTTCGTAGTGCGTCAGTTTCTGCTGCCAGTGGTGAAGCTGATGCAGGAAAATCCGTTTGTCTTCGAAGCGTCGCCCGGATGCACCGTACAGTCGCTGGAGTGGCAGAGTTACTACAAGTTCCTTACCCACTTTGGCTTCGACCGCATGGTGGCTGGTGATTACGGCAAGTTTGATAAGAAGATGGAGGCGTTGATCATCCTTTTGTCTTTTCGTGTCTTGCGCAACCTGTGCAAGGAGGCAGGCTGGGAAGCGGATCAGCTGATTGTGGTTGATTGCATCGCAGAAGACACAGCATACTCCTTTGTGAACTTCGATGGTGACCTGGTCGAGTTTTTCGGGTCTAACCCGTCTGGCCACCCACTCACAGTCATCATCAACTGCATCGCCAACGCACTGTACATGCGTTACGCTTTTGTCGAACTGTGCCCGTTTGAGGGGTCAGTGTATGAGAAGGCGCGGCGATTCAAGGACCATGTGCGATTACTCACGTATGGTGATGACAACACCATGGGAGTTTCACGTGGAGCTGACTGGTTCAATCACACGGCCATCCAGGCGGCCATGACCAACATTGGTGTTGAGTACACCATGGCAGACAAGGAGAGTCATTCTCGTCCCTTCATCCATATCAGAGAGATCTCGTATCTTAAGCGATCGTGGCGCTGGGACGAGGACGTTGGGGCTGTCGTAGGACCGTTGGAAGAGGCATCCATCCACAAGATGCTCACCATCTGTAACCCGTCAGGTGATGAGTCACCCGAGTTGCATATGGCCAGTGTCATGACGTCAGCTCTGAACGAGTGGTTCTGGCATGGGAAGAAGAAATTCGAAGCGGAGCGCGAGTGGCTGTGGAAGCTTGCGCAGGACCACAATCTCACAATGGAACTAGAATTCAAGGGTTTTCCAACGTGGGACCAACTGAAAGAGCGATTTTGGTCAGCTTCCAAGGGCGTGGAAGGAGCCGAGATTGGGTGTGTTGTAGAGCACCCGCGCAGCGTGCTGCCAAATTAGTCTACACCTCCTGTACGATCTGTGTATTAAATGTTATGCGTTTCGAACTAGTATAAGTGTGCGTACAGGTTGTAAGTCCACCCTTCAGGGGGTTCGCCTTTTTAGGAGTGAGGGTTAGGGATGCCCACGAAAACGCGAACTTGCATGTAGAATGAGTCATCTCTTGCATTTTAAAAAGGCTTGCTAAAACAACAAACAACAAACAAAACAACAAAACAAAGAAACAGAATGCTCCACCGTTGGAGCGCTATGAGTGTCCACACTGTGATCATGTGATGGTTATGGGAGACACAAGAGTAGAATGTGAAGATTGTTGCCCATGGAAGTGTGTGGTGCAATCCGAAGAGACGTTGTTGGCCCCGCTTGTCGAGCAAATGGCTACGACGATGGAGCAGACCACCGCTTTTATGGATGCGAATCCAGGGAGCACGACGGGAATAGGTGCTTCACCGCTCGACTATGAGATGGCGGATGCACAAACGTCTGCAGATCTGAAGTCTTTCTTGTCACGCCCAGTACGGATTGTAACTACCACATGGACGCAGGCTGCACCACAGGGTATATTGGGTGCTGCGTTCTTTCCATGGACGCTGTTTCTCAACAACACTTCCATCAAGAACAAGTTGAGCAATTACGCGTTCTTCCGAGGAAATCTCAAGTTGAAGATCATCACGAACGCTTCGCCGTTTATGTATGGGTCTTTGCGCGCAGTTTACAAACCACTGCCGAGTTTTTCAGGAAACGCTATTGCTTCCAGCGTCCCGTCGTCATTGATACCGTTCTCGCAGCGTCCTGGCGTTTGGATCACACCAGCACACAGTGAAGGTGCAGAGTTCACCTGCCCTTTCATCTATCCACGTTCGTTCGTGCGTACTGGATTGATCGCAGAGATCGATGAGATTGGCCAGATGGTGTTCCAGGTGTATAATCCACTAGCCAGTGCGAATGGGTCCACCAGTTCGGTAACTGTGCAAGTATATGCGTGGATGGAGGATGTTGTGCTCGCAGGACCAACTGTTGGAGCGGTTTTGCAGACGGATGAGTACGGAGCGGGAGTGGTTTCTGCCCCTGCTTCGGCTGTCGCAGCCGCCGCTTCTATGTTGACCAAGGCACCATTCATTGGGAGGTTTGCGAAGGCGACTGAGATCGGGGCTTCGGCGACGTCACAGATTGCGAAGCTTTTCGGGTACACAAATGTCCCAGTGATTGAGGACACTAAACCGGTGCGAAACTCGCCATTCCCGTCATTGGCAACTGCCGAGATTGGTTACGTGCATGATAAGCTGGCGTTGGATGCGAAGAACGAGCTGTCTATCGATCCCTCCATTGCAGGATTGGGGGGTGAGGATGAGTTGACTGTTGCATCGTTCGTTCAGAGAGAGTCGTACTTGGTCGGAGTTGACTGGTCTAGTGCTTCCCCTCCTGATACCCCTCTGTTCACGAGTGTGGTTTTGCCGCAGTTGACATTCTACAGTGGTAATACGATTGATTTCACGCCTATGTCCCTGGTCTCAAACATGTTTCGCAACTGGCGTGGCGACATTATCTTCCGCTTCAAGTTTATCGCATCCCCCTTTCATAAGGGGCGTGTGCGCATCAGTTACGATCCTCAGTCGACAGCCATCCAGACTACAGGAGATACTGGACCTTTCGTGTTGAACAGGATCGTAGACTTAGGGGCAGAGACTGATGTCGAGTTTAGGGTACCGTACCAACAGGCGCTTCCATGGTGTTACACTCTCGCAAGTAACCAAACGCAGGTATTTTCCAC